GTATTGGGATATGATGCTTCTATAGGTCAACCAGATTATCTTCAAGAAGATCCTAGAGAGGTTACTACTGTAACTGCTACGGATTCTATTATTTCAACACCATACTTTGGACCAGGAAATACTCAAGATGCAGATTTACTGAGACCTGTTGTTTGGATACGTCAGACTGAAGATAGGATTATTAATGAGAAGGAAGTTGCCAAAGATAGGGAAATATATGAACCAAATATTCAACCATCAGCATATGTTATTAAAACTGTTGGTGTTGGATCAACTGCAATTTATGTTGATAGTGTAAGACCATTTTTCGATCCTAAGAATGAGAGTGGTATTAGTCTTAATTTCCAAGATAAGATTGCTTTTGTTGGTCAAGAGACTAAAACTGGTGCTGCTGCTACTGCTATAGTTTCTGGTCTAGGAACTATATCATCTATAGTAATATCAGACGGTGGAGTGGGTTATACTACTGCAACAGTAAGTATTGGTAATACAATGATGGGTGGTGTTGGTATTGGTTCAACTACTACTGCTTTTGGATCAGTTACAATTGGTGCTGCTGGAACTATAACTGGTATTGCTATTACTAATCCTGGTTATGGATATACTACTGATAGTCCTCCACAAGTTCTTATTTCTCCTCCTGCTTCTGTTGATGAAATTGATAATGTTAGTAGTTATGTTGGTGATACTGGTGTAATTGTTGGGTTTGGAACTACAACTAGTAATCAGATTATGTTTGATCTTCATATTCCATATGATTCTGAATTGAGAAATACTAATCGTGTTGCAACTGCTGTTAGTTTAAGTTCTTTAAGTGTAAATGATTATTTTGTTGTTACTAACTCTACCGTTGGTGTTGCGACTACATCTATGATTTCTCTAGATGGTTCCAGTACACTTGGAATAGCAACTCATTTTGCTGATACTGTGTATAAAGTAACGGCAGCTGTTAGTATATCAACATCTGTTTCTGGCGTGTCTACATATGTTAGAAGAGTTACAGTTGGAGTTGGATCAACCCCATCTGGTTGGTATGGAACTGTTGGAGTTAGAACTTCTGATTTCTATGGTGATTATAGTTGGGGATTGATTACCCTACCTTCAAGGTCTGGTATAAATTCTTTCCAAGCATATAATCAAAATGGTATAGGAGTTGCTCAAAGTAGCTTCTCAGTTGGTGATTTTGCTGGAATAGGTCTTCCAGTTGGAATAGTTACTGTTATTCCTGCTACTGGTATTCATACTTCTGCTGTGGTACAGAGATATGCTTCTCTTAAGTATAAAAACTATACCGTGTAATCTTTGATAAATAAATAAAAAATATCTGTCATCAAATGTCTGCTATTATAACTGATCAAATTAGAATCTTAAATGCAAAGAACTTTGTTGCTGGAGTATCTACTGATGCTAAGTCATATTATTCATTTGTAGGATTATCCAATCCTACAGATATTCAAAGTGATTGGGATACAAGTCCTCCAGCTCCTAAAGACAACTTTACTGAAGAATCTGATTATTGGGATACAATGATTGCATTAAAGAAAATTAATGCAGATGATGTTAGACAGGTAGTTCCAAAGAGACTTTGGGTATCTGGAACAACATATGATATGTATCGTCAAAATATTAGTAGGTCAAATCCTGCTAAAGTTTCTGGTGCTACAAATTTATATTCCTCCAATTATTTTGTAGTAAATGAGGATTATAGGGTTTATGAATGTCTTCAGAATGGTACAGATCCAGATAATCCAAGTGGTAGACCTTCATTAGATCAACCACTTTTCACTGATTTAGAACCAAGAAACGCTGGAAGTAGTGGTGATGGATATATTTGGAAATATCTTTATACTATTAAACCAGCAGATATTATAAAATTTGAATCATCAGATTTTGTTCCTGTTCCTGTTGAATGGGATACCAGTATTGTCAATGCTCCTATAAGAAATAATGCTGTAGATGGATCTATTAAAATTGCAACAATAACTAACCGTGGTGTTGGTGTTGGAACTGCAAATAGAACTTATACTGCTGTTCCTATTCAAGGTGATGGTGATGGTGCTGAATGTACAATAATTGTTGATGCAGATCAGCAAGTTGAATCAGTAACAATTTCTAATCAAGGATCTGGATATACTTACGGGAATGTTGATTTAATTGCTGGTGGAGTTCCTACTGGTACAACAAGACCGACTTTTGATGTTATTATTTCTCCTCAAGGAGGTCATGGTTCTGATATCTATAGAGAATTGGGTGCTATGAATGTTATGATGTATTCTAGGATTGAGAACGATAATGAAAATCCAGATTTTATAACAGGAAATCAAATTGCTAGGGTAGGTCTTGTTGAAAATCCATTATCAACAGGAGAAGCACTTTTAACTGTTGATAAAGCAAGCGTTTTAAATGCTCTTAAATTAACAGGAACTGGTTATAGTACAGCAACATTTACAGCAGATTCTTATTTCGAACAACTAATTGGTACGGGAGTTACTGCTGTTGGAAGAGTTGTAAATTATGATCCAGTTACTGGAGTATTGAAGTTTTGGCAAGATAGAACTCTTGCTGGATTTAATACAGTTGGTACTGCACAAACATCTCCAACTTGGGGGTTTAATTTAAATCAATTTACTAGTTCTCCTGATGGTGGTGGAAATTTAACAATTGTACCAACAACTGGATCGAATTTAGCTATTGCTACTGTTTTTTCTGGTGTCTCCACCACTATAAATAGTAGGACATATTACCTTGGACAAGAATTTTCCGAAGGTATTTCTGGCCCTGAAGTTAAAAAATATTCAGGAAATATAATTTATGTTGATAATAGACCTGCCATAGTAAGGTCTGAAAATCAAAAAGAAGATATTAAAGTCATTTTGCAATTTTAAAGGACTATGCCACTACAAACCAACCTTAATGTATCGCCATATTTTGATGATTTTCAGGCAACTGATGATTTTGCAAAAGTCCTGTTTAAACCTGGATATCCAGTACAAGCGAGAGAATTAACTACTTTACAATCTATTCTACAGAATCAGATTGAAAAATTTGGTAAACACTTTTTTAAAGAAGGTGCTAAAGTAATTCCAGGAAATATTGGATATAATCAATTATATAGAGGTATACAGCTTAATAATAATTATCAAGGGGTTCCTGTATCTGCTTATGCAGACCAACTGGTTGGATCTAAAATTACTGGAGTAAGTTCTGGTGTTACCGCAATTGTTGATAGAGTTTTATCACCTTCAGAATCAGAAAGAGCACAACTTACTCTTTATGTAAATTACATAGGTTCTAGTACTAGTGATAATCAAAGTCAGGTATTTGAGGATGGAGAAGAATTAATTAGCAATATAACAATATTATCTGGTTTACTTGGTAATACATCAATAGAAGCAGGTGTTTCATTTGCTACAACATATCCTGTTAATGCTGCAATTACTGGTGCATCTTTCCAGATTGAAGAAGGTGTATATTTCTTTCATGGGCAATTTGTAACAGTCAATAAAGAAACAATTTTATTAGATCAATATACTAATGTATCAAATTGGAGAGTTGGATTATTTGTTACTGAAGAAATAATTAATGCAGATATAGATCAATCTTTAAATGATAATTCTCAAGGCTTTAATAATTATGCAGCACCAGGTGCAGATAGACTAAAAATTACTGCTGGTTTATTTAAAAAACGTCTTGGTGATTTCTCAGATGATATGGGTGGAAGCCCAACTCCAGCTCCAAGTCCTGTTGTTTCTGCATTAACTGCAAGTGCTACTACTACTGATGCACAAATACAAGGGGGAGCTCCTACTGGACCTCTTCCAGGAAGTGTTGGTGGTGATATTATTACTACTACTAATGTTACTAATGTTACTAATGTCACCAATCAAAATATTACTAATCAAAATATTACTAATGTTACTCAAGGAATAACAAACGTTACTGTCAATATTGATGAATCTGTCGGTGATGTTATTAACAATAATACTACTAATATTACTAATAATACAGTCATACAAGCACCAACTGCTGGTGGTGGATATTTCTGTGAATTAGCTAAGATAGAGAATGGTATTATTTTAACAGTAAGAAAACCAAAAGATGATTATAGTAGCAATTTCTTAGAAATTCTTGCTAGAAGAACATATGCAGAATCTGGGGATTATTATGTAAGACCATTTACTGCAACTTTAAAAAATTCTCTTAATAATGGAATGGGTAATGGTGGAGTTTTTACTTCAACTCAGATTACTGCTGGCGGTGCTACTCCAACAAATAATTTAGCATTATATAAAATTGCCCCAGGTAAAGCTTTTGTTCGTGGTTGGGAAATAGAGACAATTAATTCTACTTTTTTAGATTGCCCTAAACCAAGAACAACAAAAGTTATAGAGAAGCAATCGATACAATATAATACTGGACCAACTTTAGATCTAAACAATGTTTTTAGGTCACCTACTGTCGGAATTGGAAATACTTATTTTTTAAGTTTAAGAGATACGAGGAAGTCAAGTGATGGTAATGGTTTAGTAGGAAAAGAAATTGGTGTTGCTAGAATTTATGATTTTAGATTAGAAAGTGGATCATATGAAGCTTTATCTGAGGGTTCAGCAAATGTTTGGGCTGCTTGCTTATATGATGTTCAAACTACAACTGAGATAGCTCTTAATACACCGACTACTCTAACAGTACCTACTTTTGTTACTGGGCAAAGTAGTGGAGCAACTGGTTTCCTCAAAGATGCTGTTTCTGCTGGAACAGCATTAACTTGTTATGAAGTAACTGGAGATTTTATAAACAATGAAAGTCTTAGTTTTGATACTGATCAAAATATTAATAGAATTGCTGTAGCTATTACTGCTCATAGTATAACGGATGTGGAGTCTGTAAATGGAAGTACTAATGGTCAAAATGGTGAACTTGGAATTAATACATTTACTGCAGATGTAGTCCAATCTCCTTTATATAATGTTGGTATTGCAACAATAAGTGTGAGGGTAAATAATAATTATGATACAACTGGTATTTCTACCATAACATCACCGAATCCTTCCTTTACTAAATTGGCAAAAGAAGGTATGTTGCTTTCATATACAAATCCAAGGGCAGCTCATAAACCAACTTACAGTAGAATTGTTAATGTAGGTGCTGGAGATTCTCTAACTGTTCAGAGATTGTATAACGTTAATAAAGTAATGATTGGAAGTTTGCCAGATGCAGATATTGAAGTTACTGATTTAAAAATTATTGGAACAAAGAATCCATCAAATGCAGATTCTAGTCTTTATACTGTATTACCTAAAGAAAATATTGCTACAGTTGATTTAACTGATTCATATATTACTATAAGAAAAACTTTTGAAGTTGATATCGCTGCTAATCAACTTTCAGCACAAGTTGCGGCAGGATTAAATGAAACATTTTTACCTTTTGATGAAGAAAGATATTCTATAATAAGATCGGATGGAACTATTGAACCTTTAAGTAGTGATAAGTTATCACTTACTGCAGACGGTTCGTTATTACAATTCTTTGATCTTGGTAGTGCAGATACTGGTGCTCAACTTATTGCCACTTTGAAAAAGGAAAAACCAACTCCAAAAAGAAAAGTACTTAATAGAGTTAATTCTATTATTGTTGATAAATCGAATAATGAAGCATCTGGTATTGGTACAACATCATTAAATGATGGATTAACATTTGGTAATTATCCATTTGGTACTAAAGTTCAAGATAGACATATATCATTAAATTATCCAGATATTGTTAAAATTTGGGGAATATACGAATCTGTAGATACTAGTGATCCTTCATGCCCACAAGCAACAATAACTGCAATAAAAAATACATCAGGAACAACTGCAGGATTTATAATAGGAGAACGGATAACAGGACAGAATAGTGGTGCTATTGCTATTGTTGCTGAAAAAATAAATGATCTTACATTAGGATATTTTATGCAAAATGGTCTTGAATTTAATGAAGGTGAACCTATAATTGCTACTGAATCTGCCAGTGAAGCAGTCGTATCCACTTTAACTGAACCAAGTTTTGATGTAACTAAAGGATATGAGTGGAAAAGAGGTCAGGAAAATACTTTTTGGGATTATGGTAGAGTAGTAAGAAAGATTAAGACTACTGCACCAGATAGAAAAATAAAAATTTATTTCCAGAATGCTTATTATGAATCTACAGATAATGGTGATATTGTTACTGTGGAATCTTATGATGCAATACCTTATAATGAAATAGGTTTAGTTAATGGGCATCGCAATTCTGATATAATTGATATAAGACCTAGAGTGTCTAACTATACTGTTTCTGCAGGTGCAAGATCTCCATTAGAATTTTTAGGAAGAAATTTTAATGTAGATGGGCAAAATCCACCAAACATATTAGCTTCCGATGAAGCATTGCAGACAACGTATTCCTTCTATTTGGGAAGAATTGATAGAATCTTCTTATCAAAAACTGGAGAATTTATTCTTAAAACTGGAGTTCCTGCTGAAAACCCAGAAAGACCAGGTCCTGTAGAAGATGCTATAGAAATTTGTCAAGCAACTTTACCACCATATTTGTACCATGTTGACCATGCTATTTTAAACTTCTTTAAGTATAAGAGATATCAAATGAAAGATATCAAAAAACTTGAAGATAGAATTCGTAATCTTGAATATTATACTTCACTTTCAATGTTGGAAGTGCAGACTGCAAATATGTTTGTTCCAGATGGTGATGGACTTAATAGATTTAAATCTGGATTATTTGTAGATAATTTTACAACATTTATAACACAAGAATCTCTTCCTGAGACTGGAATTAAGAATAGTATTGATCGGGATCGTAAAGAACTTAGACCAAGACATTATACTAATTCAGTTGATTTAATGCTTGGTCCCGTAAGTGATGGGGATCAAGATGAAACTTTGGATACAGAATTTACACAAATTGAAGGAAATAATGTAAGAAGAGATAATAATATTATATCTTTAGACTATTCTGAAGTTGAATTTATAAATCAACAATTTGCAACAAGATCTGAAAGTGTAACTCCGTTCCTTATTAGTTTCTGGCAAGGTACTATACATTTAACTCCAGCATCTGATACTTGGGTAGATACTGTTAAATTAGAAACAAAAATTACCGAACAAATGGGTAATTATGCGGAAACAATGAAAGAGGCACAAGAGCAATTTGGAGTTGATCCTCAAAATGGATTTGGTCCAATTGTTTGGGGTTCTTGGGAGAAGAATTGGACAGGAACTAGAAATGACATTGTTGATGTTAAAAAGAGTGAAGGAAAGATGATTTCAGGTCTATTAAATGGTACTCATAATGTTAATGGTAGAAATATAACCTTTAACGCTGGACAAGGATATGGTGGTTCTTGGGTAAAAGTTTATGGAGATGAAATTTTTGAAGAAATTGAAACCACTACATCAAAAGAATTTAAAACTGGTATACAAAGTAGGTCTGGACAACAAACTACGGTTGTTGAAGAAATTAATACTATCAATCTTGGTGAAAAAGTAGTAAGTACAGAACTTACTCCATATATGAGAAGAAGAAATATTAAATTTAAAGCTGAAAATATGAAACCACTTACAAGGTTGTATGCTTTCTTTGATGGACAAGATGTTACGGATTGGTGTTTCCCCAAACTTATTGAAATTACTATGGAAAAAGGTGTTTTCACTGCTGGTGAAAGAGTAAGTGCCTTTGCTAAAGGTGTTAGAGGAAGACATACACACATGAGGTCTTGCGCTATTAATCATAAAGATGGTCCTAGAACCGCACCTACTAAGGTTTATAGATCAAATCCATATACAAACCAAGGTATGGAATCTTCATACTCTAGTACTTCAACTATATTAAACATAGATATAAACGCTCTGGCAAATAAAACTAAAGGTAATTTCTTTGGTCGTATTCAAGTAGGAGAAACGATTAAAGGTGCTACTAGTGGAGCAATAGCAAAAGTGACAGATGTTAGATTGGTTTCGGATTTATCTTCAGATTGTATTGGATGCTTCTATATACCACAACCCCATAATAAAGCAAATCCAAAATATGAAGCTGGTACAAAGACCTTCACCTTGATTAATGATGCAGATAATGATGTCAATTTTGCATCAACTGTGGGAGAAGAACCATACAGATCTCAAGGAACAATTGAGAAAGTTCAAGAAGAAATTATTTCTGTAAAAAATGCTAGGATACAGCATAAACAAAATTTCCAAGCAGAGTATATTGAAAAAGCTACTGGACTTGAAGTAGTAGATTCTAAAGTAGTTGGTGAAATAGTAAAGCCTGATCAAATCGTTGGTTGGTATGATCCTCTTGCACAGTCATTCTTAGTTGAAGATAGTACTGGAGTCTATGTAACAAGTTGTGATGTGTTCTTTAGAAGTAAGGATACTGAGGGTGTTCCTATGGTCTTCCAGTTAAGATCAATGGCTAATGGTACACCTACTACAAAAATACTACCTTTCTCAGAAATTGTTGTAAATCCTGAGCAAATTACTACTTCTGCAGATGGTTCTGTTGCTACAAATATTGTATTCGAAGCACCTGTTTATCTTGAGGGTAATCAAGAATATGCTATTGCATTAGCATCTAATTCTACTCAATATAGTGTTTATGTTTCTAGAGTTGGTGAAAATGATCTGCTAACAGACTCATTTATTTCTAACCAACCTTACTTAGGATCAATGTTTAAGTCTCAAAATGCTTCTACATGGGAACCAAGTCAGTGGGAAGATCTTAAGTTTACTCTTTATAGAGCAGATTTCTTACAATCTGGATCTTTGGAATTATATAATCCACCTTTAGATCAAGGAAATGAGCAAGTTCCTGATTTAATGCCCAATTCGTTAAATATAATTTCAAAACAAGTTAGGGTTGGACTTGGAACTACTGTTGCTGATACTGCGTTATTAGCAGGACGTAAAATTACTCAAGATTCTAGTGGATCAGATATTGCAAGTGGAGTCTTATTAGGAGTTGCTGGTGCTGCATATACAACCATGACTGTTTCGAATGCAGGTATTGGATATACTCCTGCCGATGGAGCAAGAACAGTCGCTGGTGTAAATTTAGTTACTATTGTTGGTCAGGGAAGAGGAGCGACTGCAGAAGTTTATATTAAGGACGGTGTTGTTGGTACTGCTACGATTACTGCTGGTGGTTCTGGATATCAAGTTGGTGATGTAGTTGGATTTACTACATTGGGTGTTAATACTGTTGGTAGAGATGCAAGATTAACGATTGTATCCATTGGACAAACAAGTGAATTAATTGTAGATAGAGTTCAAGGTGATTTCACTATTGGTGCTGGTAAAACTATAATGTTAACCAATGCTTCAGGAAATATAAATGCATTGAATGCGGGATATGGTGGTGATGTTCAGGTATCTTCTTTAAAAGAAGTTACTGATGGATTACATATAAAAGTTGATCATCAAAATCATGGAATGTATTTTGATGATAATTTAGTTAAAATTTCTACTGCAGATCCTGATATTAAACCAACAAGATTAACTGTTTCTTTATCCGAAGATAATAATACATCTCTTCAGGTAGATAATTCTAGCATATTTGAGAATTTTGAAGGTGTTGGAATAGGAACTACTAATTATGGATATCTTCGAATTGGAGATGGTCCTGATCAGGAAATTGTTTCTTATGAAACTGTTAGTGGTAATACTATAGGTATTACTACTAGAGGAGTCTATAATGTACATGGATCTTCTGGTAGTGGTGAAGGTTGGGATGCCAGAACTCCAGTTTATAAGTATGAACTTGGAGGGGTTTCTTTAGCTAGAATTAATAAAATTCATTCATTAGCAGATTCTGATTTGTCCAATTCGATTAAATTTGATTCATATCATGTTAAAGTTGATATGACAGAAAATGGAACAGATAGAAGTTCTTCTGCTGGATATGGTAAATTATTCTTAGGGGCAACTAAATCTTGTGGTGGAAATGAAATTCATGCTACGCAAAATATGCCATTCGAAGTAATCACTCCATTAGTTGAGAATTTAACTCTACGTGGAACTTCTATTACTGCTTCTATAAGAACAACTACTGCACAGAGTATGAGTGGAAATGAAATTCCTTGGGTTGATAATGGGTATGAACCTGTTGAATTGAATGAAATCAATTATATGACTACTCCAAGAATAATTGCATCTGTGGTTAATGAGAATGTGAAATTGACCAATATTCCAGGAAACAAATCCTTTAATATGTCATTAGATCTTAATACTACAGATAGTAGATTGAGTCCTATGATTGATGCTGAAAGAATGAGTATTATTACAACATCAAATAGAGTTAATTCTGAAATTACAGATTTTATCACTGATCAAAGGGCGAATAGTATTTTATCAGATCCATCAGCATGTCAATATATTTCTAAAGAAATAACTTTAGAAGAATCTGCTAGTTCTATTAAACTTCTAGTGGATACATATTGCAATAATGAATGTGATATTAGAGCTTTTTATTATATCGCTGGTGAGAGTGGATTAGTTCCAACATTTGTTCCTTTCCCAGGATATTTGAATTATGATACTAATGGTGATGTAATTTCTGCTAAAAATAACTCTGGTTTACCTGATCAGCGTATTATCAAATCAAACGATTATGGATTCACATCAGGAGAGTTGGGTTTTAGGGAATATGAATTTACTGCTGATAATCTACCTAGTTTTAGGAATTATAGAATTAAATTAGTATTAACTTCAACTAATCAGGTATATGTCCCTAGAGTTAAAAACTTACGTGTAATGGCATTGGCATAATATGGAAGATTATTATAAAGTTGAGGGTCATAGAGATCTTGCAAGAGATCCAAAAACTGGAGCGATTATTAACGTGAATTCTAGAGGTTACAACAAATATGTTACTCAACGTACCATAAAAGATAAAAAGAATCAAAATCTTGATTCTATGAAAAATGATCTTGATACTTTAAAAGGTGAGATGAATGAAATTAAATCACTACTAAGGGAGTTAGTCAATGGCAAGTAAGAATGTAACATTCGATCCAGATGCTGGAGTTCCATATGCTGCTAATTTGACCATATACGGTGGTTCTAATTTTGATGCAAAATTTACGGTAAAGGATACTTCTAACGATGCCTTTGATTTTTCTGGATCAAATGCTGTTGGTATTGCTACAACAACTGGGTGGACTGGTTCTGCTCAAATGTCCAAGAGTGTCGCCGTGGGTGCAACACTAGGAGTCACCACAACATTTACCGTAGGTTTTACAAGTGCTGCTGGAGGATTATTTAATATATCTCTTGGTTCAACTGATACTAATAATTTAACACAAGGTCGTTATGTTTATAATGTTTTAGTGAGTTCTGGTGCAACAATATATAATATTGTCAATGGTAATATTCTAGTTTATTCTGGTATATCATCAGCACCCTAAATATTACAGGGGATAATAGGTTAAATGGCACAACCAACCAGTAGAGCGACTTTTAAAGATTACTGTTTAAGGCAGCTAGGTGCTCCTGTCTTGGAAGTTAATGTTGCCGATGAGCAAGTTGATGATCTGATTGATGATGCTGTTCAGTATTTTCAAGAAAGACATTTTGACGGTGTTACTCAAATATTCATGAAATATGCTGTAACACAAGAAGATATTGATAGAGGAAGAGCAAATAAGTCAACAAATTCGGATAATACTGCAGGAATAGTAACAACTACTGCTGATGCTACAATTGCAGGAGTTGCTACTTCTTTTAATTGGTATGAAAATAGTAATTATTTACAAATTCCACCAGAGGTTATTGGTGTAAATAAAATAATGCATTTTGATGGAACTAATACTGCCACTAATAATATGTTTAGTGTCAAGTATCAGATGTTCTTGAATGATATGTATTATTGGGGATCGATGGAGATTCTTACTTATGCAATGACAAGAACATATTTGGAAGATATTGAATTTGCATTAACAACACAAAAACAAATTAGATTTAATCAAAGACAAGATAGATTATATTTGGATATTGATTGGGGAAGTCTTGAGACGGGGGATTGGCTTGTTTTGGATTGTTATAGACTCTTAAATCCAAATGATTTTACTAGAGTTTGGAATGATTCATTCTTAAAACCATATACAACTGCTCTCATTAAAAGGCAGTGGGGACAAAATTTAATGAAATTCCAAGGGGTTAAATTACCTGGTGGTGTTGAATTAAATGGAAGACAAATTTTTGATGATGGTGAAAAAGAGTTAGAAAGAATACGGGAAATGATGTCTAATACTTATGAGTTACCACCATTAGATATGATAGGTTGAGAATATGCTTAATCCATACTTTCAACAAGGTGCTAAAACTGAACAAAATCTTATCCAAGATTTAATCAACGAACAGTTGAAGATGTATGGTGTCGAGGTGCATTATTTACCTCGTAAATACATGACTGAAAATAATATTATTAGAGAAGTAATTAGATCTCAGTTTGATGATGCATATCCTATTGAGGCATATGTTGAGAATTATGATGGATATGGACAGAATCCTGTTTTATTATCAAAGTTTGGTATTCAAGCAACTAACGAATTAACTTTAATTATTTCTAGAGAAAGATATGAGGATTATATTTCTCCATTGATGAAGAATGAGGAGAATGTAAAATTAACAACTAGACCTAAAGAAGGAGATTTAATATATTTTCCATTAGGAGATCGTCTATTTGAGATTAAGTTTGTAGAGCACGAAAAACCTTTCTACCAACTACAAAAGAATTATGTTTATGAACTTAGATGTGAACTCTTCCGTTACGAAGATGAGGTTATTGACACAGGTATTGATGAGATCGATAATGAGCTTGTAGGAGACGAAACAGACGGAACTAGTGAAGATGGTATCTCAACCATTTTAGGACCGTCACAGACGCTTACAATGGTCGGTACGGGCGTTACAGCAGCAGCATACACTGGTATCATAACTTCAGGTGGTATACACTATATCGATGTTACTAAAAGGGGTGGTGGTTATATAACTCCACCATCTGTAGGGATATCATCAGCACCATCTGGTGGAGTCACAGGTATATTAACTGCATATATGATAGGTGGAATTCAAGTTTGTAATCTTAATGTAAATGAGAAAGCGAAATCAGTTCAGGCAGTTAGAATTGTAAATCCAGGTGCTGGATATGCTACAACAACTTATCCTGGAATAGCATTTACTAGCAATACTGGTACTGGTGCTGGAGGTACTGTATTTGCTGCTGATGGTACATTAGGTATTGTAACTGTTACTGCAAGTGGCGGTGGATTTACTACTGCACCTACAGTCACACTACCTACACCACTTGCTGTTACTAAAACAGGTATTGGTACAACTGCTACTGCCGTTGCTATTATCAATGCTGCTGGTGCTGTAACCAACGTTTGGTATACAAATGCTGGTGCTGGTTATACTGTTGGTGATGGTACTAATCTATATGCCACATTCTCAGATCCTTCAATGGATTCTGTAGGTAACTTTGTCTTTAATGAGACTGTAACTGGAGGTACTAGTGGAACTACTGCAAGGGTAAGAGTTTGGGATTCAGTCACAAATCTATTAGAGGTAAATAGTGTTACTGGAACATTCACTGTTGGTGAAACTTTGACTGGAGGAACATCTGGTGCTTCTCGTGTAATTAGACTCAGCGATATTGAACCACAAGATGATGGTTTTGCTGATAATGTCAATATTGAGACAGAAGCAGATTCTATTATTGACTTCAGTGAACAGAACCCATTTGGAATGCCCTAAATATAATATACTAGGACTCTAACAATGTTTGAATATTTTTATAACGAAATCTTGAGAAGAACCATAATCTCGTTTGGTTCTTTATTCAATGGTATATCAATTGAGCACACAGACTCTTCGGATAATACTGTCAGTGCTTTTAGGGTTCCTTTGGCTTATGGACCAACTCAGAAATTTCTTGCAAGATTAGAACAATCACCTGATCTTAATAAGTCTACGGCAATTACTTTGCCAAGAATGTCTTTTGAATTTACTGGACTTACTTATGATCCCTCAAGAAAAGTTACAACTACTTCAACATTTACGGTAAAGGATCCAACTGATGGATCTGAAACGAAGAAAGCATATATGCCAGTTCCATATAATATGCAATTTGAACTTGCTATAATGGCAAAATTAAATGATGATGCACTTCAAATTACAGAACAAATTTTACCATATTTTCAACCAGCATATAATGTTAGTGTAGAGTTAGTCGAATCAATTAAAGAGAAAAGAGATATTCCAGTTGTATTGGAAAATATAACAATGCAAGATGATTATGAAGGAGATTTTACTCAAAGAAGAGTTCTTCTTTATACTTTAAGATTTACTGCTAAGACTTATCTATTTGGTCCTGTTCAGACTGCAACCAAGGATATCATCAGGAAGATGTCTGTCAATTATGTTGCTGGTGGTTCCAAAGCTGTAGAAAGAGATGTTACTTATACAGTTGTTCCAAGAGCAGTCAAGGATTATACTGGAGATGTTGCTACAACCCTATCAGAGGATATGGGTCTTTCCGATCTTACTATTACAGTGGCAGATGGAACTGCATTGACAACATCCAAGTACTACTCTATAGGTGATGAAGAAATCTTTGTTAAGAAAATTAGTGGTAATTCTATAGTTGTTGAGAGAGCAAAAGATAATACTACACAAGCATCTCATTTGAGAGGAGAGGAAATTAAAGCAATTACTAGTGCCGATACTCCATATATTGAGTTGGGTGATGACTTTGGATTTGATGGATCCTTCTCATGACAATGACTAAAGAATATAATAAGTTAGATAAAACCTTTAATCTAACTCCTGAAGTTGAGGTATGTGATACTCCAGAAGGAGGGTGTGCTACTCGAAAAGATCAACTTACTAATGTTACTCCTGGTGGTTTAAAAAAACCTGACAGACTTACTCGAACTGATGTAGAAAAAGATTATGAGTATACAAGAGGTAATCTTTATAGTATAATAGAGAAAGGTCAAGAAGCAATTGACGGTATTCTTGAGGTTGCTCAAGATAGTGATATGCCAAGAGCATATGAAGTTGCTGGTCAGTTAATTAAGAGTGTTTCTGATGCCACTGATAAATTGATGGATCTTCAGAAAAAACTAAAAGATGTTAATTCTGAAGATGAGAAAAAAGGTCCAACTACAGTAAATAATGCACTGTTTGTAGGTTCTACTGCTGATCTAGCAAAATTAATTAAGAGCGAAAATGGCCAGACAAAATAAATTATCACAAATCATATCTATTACAGGTATCAATACTGTTGGTATTCTTACTATTGGTGTAACTGAAACTGCTGGTGGAGTAGTTGGTATTGCGACTACAACATACATAAGAACTGCACTTTTCCATAATGCAGGAAGAGCAGGTGGTGCTACAACTACTGGTTATGCTGGTCTTGGAACTGCAACATGTTCTGTTTATATCTACCCACATTTTGAGGAAGTAGAGGGTGTTGGAAAAACTGCTTATAGACTTATAAGAAGAGATCTTGCTCCAAATGAAACATATCTTTGGGATTTACCATCATATCCAGTAATTATGACGGATAGAGAGAAATTTGTGGTAGAAATAACTCAACCAGCAGCATATGTTGGTGGAACGGGAATAGGTACTGTAGTTAATGTACAAGTGTTTGGTGATGAGGGAGATGCGTGGGCTTGATAAATATTAAATAGATGAACTCTCGGAATCATAAGGTGTCTTTAAAGAAACCCTCCGATTTTTTTGAGCATAAAAAAAATGAGGTTCTTGAAAAAGAATCAGCTCAGAAAAAAGTAGAAGAGGAAACTAAATTAAAGAATAAAAAGTTTGCTTATCCAAAGGAATATTTTGGAGAGGATAGAATTGTTGTAGAAAATATAATCGAAGAAGAAGGAGAAAAAATTGCTGTTGATCCATACTTAGAAGAATTTACTTTATTAAAAGGAGATTTAAAAAGGGTAGCATCATCAATACCTGATAGAACAGATCTTACTGAAGTATTTGTCGAAATTAATAATTTAAAGAAAAGACTTAATAATATCCCTGAATATGATGGGCATCTTTCTCTTATTAGAACAGAAATAGCAGAACTTGAGAATAGTATCAATGATTTACCTACTATTCCAGAACAGTTTGATCCGTCAGACTTATATGAAAATATTTCTACTCTTAAAAATACTCTTAAAGATAAAATACAAGAAGTTAGATCTGAAATTCCTATAGTACCTGAAGTTAGATATTATGAAGATGATCTAGATGATATTAGAGAATTAGTAGAAGGAGTCAAGAATAGTATTCCTGTAGTGCCTGAAGTTAGGTATTATGAAGATGATTTAAATGCAATAATAGAAACCATTGATGCTGTAAAACAAACTATTTCAGAATTACCTGAAGTAAAATATTATGATGAAGAAGTTACTGCTATAGCAAATCGTTTTAATGAAATTCAGAAAACTATAGAAGAACTTCCTGAAGTCAAGTATTATGATAAACCAATTAAGGAAATACATGAAGTTATTTTAGAGATTCGTGAAGAAATCCCAACGGTTCCTGAAGTTAAGTATTATGATAAAGATGTAAAAGAACTTAAAGAGAAAATTTCTTCTGTAGAGGAATCTATTCCTACTGTCCCAGAAGTAAAATATTATGATGAAGATATTGATGGATTAAACCAAGAAATTAAGGAACTTTATGAAAAAGTTACTTCTATAAAGATTCCTGATCAAAATAAGTATATTCAAGAAACAAAGAATTTACAACTTTCTTTTGAGCAGAGAAATCAAAAACTTATTAAAAAAATCAATCATTTAGAGGAAGTTTTTGAGAAATTTAATGAAAAGGTTCTTACTGAAGGTCTTTTAAATATTCCTCCAAATGTAGATAATTCAGATCCTTTAACACCTTTAGATAAGGATTATGCAACCCAACAAGATCTATCCAAAGCATTTAGATTACTTACTAATAGAATACAAACTCAGTTAAGTACTCTTGGTGGAGGTGGTGAAACTAGATTCCAATATCTTGATGATATTGTTGGTATTGCTACTAATTTAAGTTCATATGATGGTCAATTCTTAAAAGTAGATACTTCTCTTTCTGCTCCATATAAATTTAAGTTTGCAGATCCTGCAGTTGGTGCTGGTGGTACTTGGGCAATAACTTCAGTTGGTATTAATACAACTAAGAATGTTGGTATAGGTACAACCGCCAAAGCAGGATATGCATTAGATGTTGAGGGTAGTGCTCGTGTTACTGGTATATTAACAGTTGGTAGATCAACTATAACTCTAAATCCTAATACCGATGTAGTAACGGTTGGTACAGGAATTACTTTAGATGCTTCTAATAATAAAATTTTAGTTAGTGGAAATGAAATAGCAGATTCTAGCGGTAATGCAAATTATTCTGGTATTATTACTGCTGCTACATTATCTGCTACTACTGGAAATTTCTCTGGTAATGTTACTATCGGTGGAACATTAACATATGAAGATGTAACCAATATAGATGTTGTTGGTTTTGCAACAATTACTAAAGGTATAGAAGTTCAGGGTACTGGATCAACGACAACAACCTTAAACGTAACTGGTGTTTCTACTTTTGCTGGAATTGGAACATTTGGTAGCGATGTTTATATTGACGGAGATCTTAATGTTACTGGAGATATTAGTTATGATGAAGTATCAGGTAAGAATCTTTTAGTTACTGGAATTACTACATTAGGTACAACAATTGTAGGAACTGCTGTAACTATCAATTCTGGTGGTATTGATATTGCTTCTGGTGTTATTACTGCCACTACATTTGATGGAAATTTAGCAACCACTAATTTAACTGGCACTATTACAAATGCTCAGTTAGCAGGTTCTATTGCGAATTCTAAGTTATCTAATGATTCAGTTTCATTTGGTGGAATAGAAGTAGATTTAGGTGCTGCTGATGCAACTCCAGCATTTAATCTACAAGATGCTACTGCATATCCTTATGGATCATTAACGGGAATCCAAACCAATATTGTAGGAGATACAACTCCTCAATTAGGAGGGAACTTGGACTTTAATTCCAAGTATATTACTGGAACAGGTGGAATCAATCTTAGTGGTGTAGCTACTGCTACCACATTTAAGGGTAATTTGACTGGTGATGTAACTGGAGATGTTACAGGTGATTTAACAGGTAGTGTTGATACTGGACAATCTGTTATTAGTGGTATAACTGCAACTAAAACTTCTACTTCTATCGCATCTGTTGATACCTTTAGTGCTTCTACGTATAGGTCTGTTAATTATCAAGTACAAGTGGTTCGAGGAACAAATTATAATATGACTACTATAAATATTATTCATGATGGAACCAATACTTATATGACT